ACCCTCGCTCTCCTTTTTTATTTCAAATAACTATGGCTTGTGATATTCTAACAACTGGACGAGCAGTTGCTTGTCAAAAATCGGTAGGTGGTCTTGTTGCTGCTTACTTCATTGACTACGGAGACTTGGGTGCTATCACCTATGATGCTACCGACACTGATGTGATTGACACATTTGGTGGTTCGCCCGCTGCGTACAAGTACGACTTGCGTGAGCAATCTTCTTTTGAGCAATCTTTCGTTGGCTCGGTTGATAACGGCACCATCTATATGGAGCAAACCTTGAACTTGTCTTTCACCAAACTTGACAAGGAGTCAAACAAGGAATTGAAGTTAATGGCCTATGGCCGTCCTCACGTTATCGTTGAAGACCAAAACGGCAACTTGTTTGTTATGGGATTGGTGAACGGAGCAGAAGTAACTGCTGGAACTATCGTAACTGGTGCTGCTATGGGCGATATGAGCGGTTATACCTTAACTTTGTCTGCGAAGGAGAAGGTTCCCGCGAATTTCATTGCATCGGCTGCTACGCCATCTGCTGCTTTGACTGCTGCTGGTGTTGCCGTAAGTGCAACGCAAATCAATCCTTAATAGGTGTGTTAAACGGAGGGGGGCTTATGCCCCCTTCTAACCTTTTACTAAAATGAAAAAAGAACAATCAGTATTCAATAAACTCCACAAGTTCTCCGCTAAAGAAGAAGCGAAGAAGGTAGAGTTGTCAAATGTTATTAAGGTTGAATTTTCAGCCATTGGCGATATGGAGGCTGCTGCTAAACTCATTAAAAGTTTAGGCCCAAAGGCAGAAACCAACGCCTACAAATTGCTTGACAATTACAACAAATTTAAAGACCAAGCAAACCAAGCAGTAAGCAAGGCTTCTGATGTCCGTAACGATTTGGCAAAAATTCAAAATGCTGCAAAATCCTTTGAGAAGGCGTACAATCAAGTTTTGGCTCAAGCAAAAGAACTTGGAATGAATGCTATTGATATTCCAAATTTCAAAGAGAATCTTGTTTGGCAAGAAATCAAAGATGCTACTGAAAACATCCCCGATGCACTTTCACAAATTAAGCCTTTGAAATAAGGATTAAAGAAAAGCAAATAATCAAGAGGCCACCTTCGGGTGGCTTTCTTTTTGGAATAAACTTTCACTTTGAGGTTATTTAGGTACGATGCACATCTTACAAGTATCCGAATCCTCTCAATCCATTGTGATTATCCCACGCTCCTTCCCAGCGAGTGTGACTTTGCAGTTGGTTGATGAATCTAAAAACACTACGGCAACGCCTTCGGTTAGCGTAGCCTCCTCAAATGGTTTTATGACCCTTACGGGAACTTTCTCCCTTGTCAACAACCGATTCTATACCTTAAAGGTTTTGGATGGCTCTACGCTCATTTATAGGGATAGGGTATTCGTAACTTCACAAACCGAATTTGACAAGTTCACGGTGAACCAAAACATCTATACGGAGGAGGAATCCTACAACAATGAATTTATCTTGTTATGAGCAACATCCGATTTGTAAACCTATCCAACTACACCACTCCCGAAGTCAAAGAATATCGGGACAAGGACTGGGTTGCCTATGGTGAATCAAACAATTACTTCCAATATCTGATTGACCGATACAACGGAAGCGCAACAAACAACGCCATCATCAACGGCATCTCCGAACTCATCTACGGAAAGGGATTGGATGCTACGGATTCTTCGCGGAAACCCGAAGCCTACGCTCAAATGAAGTCCTTGTTCTCAAAGGATTGTTTGCGTAAGGTAACGGCAGACCTAAAGATGATGGGTCAATGCGCCTTTCAAGTTATCTACTCCAAAGACCACACCCGTGTAACGGAGGTATTCCATATGCCTATTGAGAGCCTACGAGCCGAAAAGTGCAATGAGGAGGGAGATATTGAGGCCTACTACTACGCAAAGGATTGGAGTGCCGTAAAAGACAAGAAAGAAACCCCTATGCGTATTCCAGCCTTTGGATATAGCCAAGAGGGTATTGAGATTCTATACATCCGCCCCTATCGTGCGGGATTCTACTACTACTCACCCGTTGACTATCAAGGAGGCCTACAATATGCCGAGCTTGAGGAGGAAGTAGCAAACTACCACCTCAATAACATCAAGAACGGAATGAGTCCTTCTATGTTGATCAACTTCAACAATGGAGTTCCAACGGAGGAGGAGCGTTATATGATTGAGAGCCGTATCGGTGAGAAATTTAGCGGTACGAGCAATGCGGGTAAGTTCATCCTTGCCTTCAATGACAACAAGGAGATGTCCGCTACGATTGAACCCGTACAACTATCCGATGCTTCCGACCAATACCAATTCTTGGCTGATGAGGCAATGCGTAAGTTGATGGTGGCTCACCGCGTTACTTCACCGATGCTTTTGGGTATTAAAGACCAAAGCGGATTGGGTAACAATGCCGATGAGTTGAAGACGGCTTCTACTCTATTTGACAACACTATCATTCGCCCCTTCCAAGAGATGATTTTGGATGGTGTGGATAAGATTCTTGCCTTTAACGACATTTCACTCAACTTGTACTTCAAGACCCTTCAGCCTTTGGAGTTCCAAGAGAATGTTGTTATAGACCAAGAAACACAAGAAGAAGAAACGGGCGTTAAGTTGAGCGCAGAACCTACGGATGAATACTTTGACAATGCCTTTAATGAGTTGGAAGCTCTCGGTGAGGTTATTGATGAATCCGAATGGGAATTGGTAGAGGAAGCCCCCGTAGATTACGAGGCAGAGGCGCAGATGGAGAAATTCTTTGCTTTCGCTTCTACGGGGACTGCTTTCCCCAATGCCAAATCTTCTCAAGACGGAGTAACGCCCGAAGGCCGTCCCTACAAGGTGCGCTATGGCTACGCCCCCGAACAAGCGGGAGACAACTCACGAGAGTTCTGCAAGAAGATGGTATCAGCGAAGAAGGTCTACCGCAAGGAGGATATTCTTTCAATGTCCACAAAGGCCGTTAATGCTGGATTCGGAGTAGGAGGAGCGGACACCTATGACATTTGGTTGTATAAGGGTGGCGCACGATGCCACCATTTTTGGATGCGCAAGGTGTTTATGGCTAAAGAGGGAGCAAAGAGCGTAGATGCAAAATCTCCCAATGCAGAGGTAGGCGTGAATAAGGCAAAGAGAGCGGGAGCGGAACTGGAAGTCAATGACAAGAAGGTAGCCACTCGCCCCGTAGATATGCCCAATGAAGGATTTGTAAACCCACGATAAGAGATGGCAACGGCTTTATTTATCAAGCGAGAAGACCTTGTGCGTAGCACCGCACTTGGAGGCAATGTAGATACCGATAAGTTCATTCAATGGATTAAGGTGGCTCAAGAGATTCATATCCAAAACTACTTGGGTACGGATTTGTACAATAAGATTTCAGCCGACATCATTGCGGGGACTCTTACTGGAAACTACCTCTCATTGGTAAACACCTACATCCAACCTATGCTCATCCATTTTGCGATGATGGAGTATCTGCCCTTTGCAGCCTATACGATTGCCAACGGAGGAGTCTACAAGCACAATAGCGAAAACTCAACAAGTGTAGAAAAGGGTGAGGTTGACTTCTTGGTAGAGAAGGAACGCAAGATAGCGGAATACTACACCCAACGGTTTGTGGACTATATGTCTTTCAACCAAGATTTGTTCCCCGAGTACAACTCAAACACTAACAATGACATCTACCCCGACAAAGACATCCAAAGGAGCGGTTGGGTTCTCTAAACGGACTTACAAACCGAAGATGCAAAATATCCGCAAACTAAAGTTATTTCTAAAGGAAGAAGCAAAAAATGAGTAATCTTATCTCTTGGGGAACTGTCTATTGTGAGACTTGGTGGGGCGATACTGACCGCACTACCTTGTCTATTCAGAATGATAGCGCACCCCCTTGCTTCGCACCTATCAATGACATTGCTATTGCGTTTCAAGAGCGTGTTGAGGCTGATGGAGGAACCTTTGAAGGGTACGATTGCCTTGTCGCGGCCTTGCAAGATCTGGGAGAGGATAACTATTACGAACTATTTGATACCTATATCCAACGGATGACTGATGATGGGGCTACGCTTGAAGGCCGAGACTGCCTTGTTGAACAATTATTTAATTTGAACTGATGAGTTATTTTGATGATGCCTCACTCGTAATGATTCCGAGTGGTTATAAAGACCAAAAAGTATATAGTGTCAAACCGATAGATGGTTCGGGCGATTTGACATTCTCACGCGGTAGCGACATTGAGGCCACGAGGGTGGCAAGTAACGGCTACATTGAGAAAGCCAAAGTCAACCTATTGTTGCAGTCGAACACCTTTAGCAACGCATCTTGGTCTAAAGTAAATGTAACTGCAACGGGAGGCCAAGCGGGATATGATGGTTCAAATGATGCGTGGCTGATTGAAGGAACGGGAAGTTCAGTATTTTCTTACCTTCTTCAGTCCGATGGCACGGCTTCAGTAAAAACAAGAAGTGTTTATGCAAAAGCGGGAACAGTTCCATATCTTGGAATATGGGGGGCTGGTTCAAATTTAGGATATTTTGATTTATCGGATGGCTCTTTGGATTCAATAAGTGGCTCATTTGCTATTACGCACTCCATCACAAGTGTTGGCGGAGGATGGTATAGATGCGAGTTTACAACAACGGGTAGTGCTGCTAACGTTTACCTTGTTCCATCTTCTACTGCAAACGGCACGATTTTAAGTGCTGGAGAAAACATCTACATCCAAGACGCCCAACTTAACTACGGCCTCGTAGCGCAAGAGTACCAAGAGACCACGACCACAACCGTAGTAACTGGGATTACCAATGATATGCCCCGCCTTGACTATTCGGGGGGTGCTTCTTGTCCAAGCCTCCTCTTGGAGCCGAGTAGGACGAATGTTGTGGAATACTCTGAATACTTTGATATTTATACTAAAAACAACGCAACAATAACAAATAATGATTCATTATCACCAGAAGGCTTAATAAATGCTGCAAGTATTGCTGGCGATGGCACTACAAATTCTCACTATATATATAGAAATAGCGGAACGGCAGTATCTGGTACGGACTATACTATTAGTTTTTTCGCAAAAAAAGGTTCGTTAGATTATGTTCAAATTGTAATGGGTTCGACTGCATTTGGTGTTTTGCATCAAAACTTTGATTTAGCTAATGGAACAATAGGTTCTTCTTCTGGTTCGGTTACTCCGTTTATAGAGGCTTATACTGATAATTGGTATAGAGTGGGTATAACCATAACGGCAACGGCAAGTGCAACCATTACTCCGTTTATCGCTTTGGCAAATAGTTCTACTATGTTAAGATTGGCGAGTTTTGCAACAAGTAGTGATATTAAAATTTATGGACTCCAAGTAGAAGCTGGAGCCTATCCAGCCTCGTACATCCCCACCTATGGAACCTCCGCCACGCGCACGGTTGATGCTATGAATACCACTTTCTCAACGGCTTTTGATACCTCAAGCGGTGGTACTGCATTCTTCTATATGAGCGGTATAGCAGATGGTGCGGCTGGAGATAGTCAAATTCCTTTTAGAGTTCGTAAAGATGCTGGCAACTATGTGGGAATCGGTATAAGCGGTGCGGCTTGGAGAACGAGAATCACTACATCTTCAGCGGGTACTATTACGGACATTTCAAGTATTAGCTATACCGATGATGCAAAAATTGCTATCTCTTGGAGTTCTTCTGGCTATTCTATTTATGTAAATGGCGCTTCAGAAGATACTAATACAACGGACATTTCTGATATTGATGAAATCACCGATTTTTTTAGTTCATTAAATGATAACAGAGGAGCGCACGGAATGAAGCAATTCATATTGTTCCCTTCTAAATTAACCGATGCCCAACTGGCAGAACTAACCACCCTTTAAGATGAAACTACGCAAATACGCTTTTACTCCGAGCCAATGGAGTAGCGCATCCAATAAAATCCAAGTAACGAACGAGGAAGGGGAAACCACTTGGGATGCCTCAAAGGTGGTAGCGGTGGTGGAACTTGGAAACCTCATAACCACTCCCGCAGTTTATGACGAGGAGGGGAACGAAACAACACCCGCCACTTATTCCGATAAGTATAGTGTGGACATCCTTTGGAAGGGTGAACCCCTAACGACCTCCTTTTCCTCTTATGAGGTGTGGTGTGCGCCTATGGGCGTTCACGCTATGGGAGGGCAGAAAGTCAGTGAGGAATGGGTAGAAACTTGCAAGAGCAAGAAGCCCGAATTGTTTCCCGAACCATCTGCTGAATAATGAGTTGGATAGAGATATTTAAAACGGACAACTCCTATAATGAGAAAACCATTTTAGGGGCTTGTTCGTTTGCTATTATGGTTCTCGTTATGTTGGCTGACATCATTACGGGATGGATGGGCAAAGACCTTGTGGTAAATGAGTTCGTCTACAATAGTTTTTTGTTTGTAACGCTTGGCAGTTTTGGCATTGCTGGGCTTGAAAAATTCGCTGATAGAAAATGAGCAAGATTACCGAAGTAGGTGAGGACACCGTTCTTGGTGTAAGTATCAAAACATTGATTGCTTTGGCTATTGGCTTATCCGTTGCCGTAGGGATGTACTACGATGTCAAGGGAGAGATTGAGATTGCAAAGCAGTTGCCCGAACCAGCAGTATCGCGAACCGAGTTTGACCTCAAGGATGAGTTGGTGCGTGAAACCATTATGACCAACGCCAAGAACATTGAGGAAATCAAAGCGCAGTTGGACAAGATTGAGAACCGAATCTTTGAATTGAGATGAGAACTTGGCTTGTCGCTTCGTTCCTACTCTTGTCATTCACATATCAGCCCGAAGGCAAGAGCGTAATTGAGTTCAATGCGGGATTCAATACAAAGAACGGCTACAAGGATTTGGGTCGTTTGTATGGTGCAAAGCTCTACCGAGTGGACATTGAGGCAAAGCCCCACCTAAAGGACAAGTTCAAGATCAAGAGCGTTCCTACTTTGATTCTATTCAGAGATGGAGAGGAGATGTGGCGATGGGAAGCGGGAATTGATATGAAACTCCACACCCATCACCTTGACATTCAAGACGCAATAAATCGTTTCTAATGGCTTCAAAACTACAAAGCAACACAACCTATCACTCAAGTAGTAAGAAGCGCAGAAAGCACTCTAAAAAGGCTTCTAACACGAAGTTGAGTAAGAATTACAAGAAGCCATACAAAGGACAAGGCCGATGAACCTCTCCAAGAACTTCACTCTTGCCGAACTCACCAAAACCTCTACGGGGCTTTCTAACGCACTTCCAAAGCATTTAGAGGAAAACCTCCAGTCTTTGGTAGATAATGTCTTACAACCCGCGAGAGATGCGTTAGGAGCGATTGTGGTAACAAGTTGCTACCGCAGTCCCGAAGTCAACAAGGCTATTGGGGGAAGTTCAAGCAGTCAACATTGTTTTGCTCAAGCAGCCGACCTCCGCTTCAAAGGAGGCAATGATGTCTTGTTTAACTGGTTGAAAGAAAACACCGACTTTGACCAACTCATTTGGGAGTTTGGCACGGATAATGAGCCAAGTTGGGTTCACATTTCCTATTCACCGCGACACCGCAAACAAATCCTCAAAGCAGTAAAGCAAAATGGCAGAACCAAATACCTCCCCTTTCAATGACTGGCTCAATGACTTGGAAGAAGTCCCCGTTACTCCGCTATGCTCGGTTGATAATCCCGAGTGTGATTCTTGCGGTAGTTAGTGGATGCGGTATTGC